GGTGGAAATCTTACTGCTTCTCAATTACTGGCAAGACAATCTGGAAATATAGTTAATCCTAATATGGAATTACTATTTGATGGTGTTACGATTAGAAGTTTTAAATTTTCATTTAAAATGACTCCAAGAGGAAAAGATGAAATGGAGCATGTAAAATCAATTATAAGACATTTCAAAAAATCAATGACTCCATCAAGTAGTGGAGATGTATATTTAAGCACACCTAAAGTTTTTGAATTAACCTATATGAAAGGAAACGGACCTCATCCATTTTTACATAAATTCAAACCATGTGCATTAACAGATTGCTCTGTTAATTATACTGGTGAAGCAAATTATGCAACCTATCAAGACGGAACTCCAGTTTCAATGGTTATGGATTTAGGATTCAAAGAACTTGAGCCAATTTACAATGATGATTATGAATCAGACCAAGGAAAGGGAGGAGTAGGATACTAAAATGGGATATTTCAGAGAACTACCAAATTTACTTTATCAGTCACCACTGGCAGATAGAAATACTTCTGATCAATATATTGCGGTAAAAAATCTTTTTAGAAGAAACAAACTTCGTGATGACCTTCAAAATGTTTTCACATTATTCAACAAGTATGAGATTGTAGAAGGTGCAAGACCAGACACAGTTGCCGAAGAATTATATGGAAGTGCAGAACTAGACTGGGTTGTTATAATGACTGCCGGTATTACAAATATCAGGGATGAATGGCCACTATCAAATTATCAATTATATGAATATACCAATGATAAGTATGATGATATCAATGCAATTCACCACTATGAAACAACTGAAGTAAAAGATAATAATGACAGACTAATTCTTCCAAAAGGAAAGGAAGTCAATAGTGACTTTAAAATTCCAGATCCTGATGATTACACTGCACAAAAATTAAATCCTGTCAAAGGAATTACGAATTATGAATATGAAGTTAGAAGAAATAATGAAAAATCTAGTATCTACTTATTAAAAAGAGAATACTTACAAGAATTTTTAAATGACATGAGAGAAATTATGACTTATCAAACTTCTTCTCAATACATTGATGAAAAATTAATTATAACAGAGAATACGAGAAATACTATACCACCTGCATAAAAAGGGGAGGTTTCCCTCCCCAACTCTATCACTCTTCGGCAAGTCGTGCGAAGTATGACATTGCATCATCATCGTCATCATCAGTCGTCTTGGTAGGAGAGAGACTATCAAGTTCTTCCTTGACTGACTGAGGAACAGAAGGAGCAGTGCCACGACGTTCTGCCTCAAATGCTGCTTCTTCTTCCATGAGCTCAGGATCTTGCATCTTGGGAGTGCCTTTGTTACCGAGCACATAATCCAGACGAGTCTTCAGTTCATCATAGGACTTGAACTGATCAGGAGCAACAAAGTCTTGGAGAGAATACTGCTTCTTCCAAATTGCTTCCATTGCATCATCGTCATCAAGCAGAGCATCCTGACGGGCAAACTCACTGCTGTCGTAGTTACGATAACCAGCAACATTCTTTGCCTTCAGTTTGAAGTTAGCACCCTGCCAGAAATCAAAGGGATCAATTGCTTCCTCGTCTTCAAACTCAGGTTGCATGGCAGCAGTGATCTTATCAAAGATCTTCTTACCAAACTTATACAGGAACACCTTACCCTCATTCTCAGGGTTGGCAGGATCCTTGACCACATAGATGTTGGAGATGTAAGTCAGTTTACGCTTCTGCTTACGGGCAAGTTCTTTACCGGCATCAGTGCCGTTGTTCCACAGCATCGTGTTGTATTCAGACACAGGGTCCTTCTGACCAAGAGTGGTCAGGGAGTTCTCAATGTACCAACCACCAGAACCCTGGAAGGCATGGGAGTACAGTTTAACAAAGGGAAGATCTTCACCATCGGGAGCAGGGAGAAAACGGATGACGGCATAACCATTACCGCCCTTATCAACTTCAAGTTTCCAGAGACGCTCATCTCCAGAAGCATTGTTGCTGCTCATTTTCTCAACTTCCTTGACCAGCTTGGCAGT